GGATATCATCCCTAACTGCTTCGTCAGATCCAGTAGTTTCAGAAATTGAAGAGCTATATCCGTTCCAATATCTTTCAGTACTGTCTCGTTTATGACTGGCTTTCCTGTCGAGGTCATTAATGACGGAATCCAACCATAATGTGTTTGTAGTATCCATGAAATATGATCCCTTGATGTAGGATTTAAGTCTTTTAGTTTCGTGAAAGTACTTCCTTCAACGTAACCTTTTCCTCTATTAGTTCGCTTAGGAGTAAACTCTGCTCCTTGGACGAAAGGATGCCTGTTCTGTAATACTTTACAAGTATCTTCATACTCTCTTCGGAGAGCAGATTCAAGCTCCCATGCAGCTCTTTCATCAAAGTACCATCCATGAATTTCCTGTTGTGTAAGAATTTGTGCGACCTGATGCTCTAATTGGAGCCAAGCAGGTAAGGGCGGAAGTGTTCGCATAACTTCTCTGTAACTTTAACGTCTTGTACGCAGTAATCTTGCATCTCTTGCGACCACTCCTTCCAATCTGTGTCTTTACCGTAGTCTCCTTTACGTAGACCTAAACGGTATCCATAGGCTTCAAGAGAATGAGATCCATATAATTTAGTTGGCATATCTTTCCATTCATTCTTCTTATCTATATCCAATAAGTTAGGATGATATAACCTAGATAACAAAAGAGTATCAACAATGACAGGAGGATAAGTAAAGAAAGGATAGATCCTTTTAATGAGAGGTAAATCAAACCCGATAATATTATGACCAACAACAGTATCGGCAACCTCAATATTGGTGACCGCTGTTGTGATTGAACGAGTACCCATCGGTAACTCCTTCGCATTGTCTGAATACTTCTCATCATTATAAGCCTGTGTTAAATCATTTTCACAATAGTGTAATACAACGCAATGTATACGTGATGCTCTATTTAGTAACCCGTTGCTTTCTAGGTCTAGTATCACTGTCCCTACGCCAATGGTAGGTTTTGTCAACGAATTTGGCACGTTTAACTGCCTCTACTGTAGGTGGGTTAGGTCTAATTAATTTATTACTTGCATGTTCATACCAAGGGTGTTTATAGCCACCATCAAAAATCCGTGGCTGGGTTGAAAATTGGTGATTTCGTAGTTTCATCTTCAATAAATCGACAAGTGTTTAAATCATAACTTAATTCGCATGCGACACCAACTTCGCCTGAATAGCGATTTTTAAGCACTCTAACTGTCGTAAGTTTTCGTACAGAATCGGCTTGCTGATCGACTTCAAGGGCAACAACTGCGTCTGATATTTGAGCAATGCTGTGAGATCCTCTAAGTGAGGACAAACTAATACGTCCTCCTTCTTCGTGCGTAGTCCTATCATTTCCACTTCTCCTTAAGTGTGATACTAAGAATAAAGATATACCTGTTCGTTCTACCAGACTTCTTAGTTTAGTCATGGTAGTATCTATCATTCGTCGTTCATCTCCATCTAGACCACTCAATAATATACTGAGGTGATCTAAGAATATAACACGACACTCCAATCCACTGGCAAGGTATTCGATCCTGTTGTAAATAACGTCTGGGTCAAAACTACCAAACCCATCAAAACAGTAGAGATTCCAGTTAGAAATACTACGTTCAAATGCGGATCTGAGTTCTCGTTCATCATGCTCTCCTATTTGTAAGTTTTTACCAACTGCTGTGGACATCAATCCAAGAGCTGTTCGTCTATTACTTGCTTCAAGTTCCAAGATCCCAACTGATTCCCCTTTGTTGAGGAGGTCAGCTGCAATGTGACGCATGATTGAGGTTTTTCCTGAACCAGAGCCAGCAGTAAATGTAACAAGTTCTCCGTACCTGATCCCGTGTAACTTCTCGTTAAGCCCTTTAAATGGGTATTCGTGGTCATAGGGTGCTTGTGGTGTTGTAACTATTTCAAGTAGGGATTTCCCATCTATAATCCCATCCGGTCTATACGGCTTTGCATCCCATATAGCTCTTCTAATCGCTTCTGTGTCTCCAGCTTGTAATGCTTCTGACGGGTCTTTATATGCCTCCATACGTGCGATTTTAACCTTGCCTGGAGGTAAGACCCCTGCAGCTTCTTCGGCTGCTTTTCTACCTGGTTCATCGCTATCAAAAAATAATATAATCTCTTCATACCCCTGAAATAAGGGTATTTGTTTTTGTACGTCCTTTCTAGCTGATGCAGCACCATGAGGTAAGCTAACCATTGGCCAACCACTCATTGCTTCATAACAACTAGCAGCGTCTAGTTCACCTTCAGTAACAACAATGCGTTTACCAGTATTAGGAAACAAATGCTGACCGAATAAGGTATCAGTGGAAACTCCTTCATATGTGAATTCTTTACGTTTATTTTTTATTTTGACTCCAACAAGTACTCCATCGCTTGTGAAATATGGAAAGCGTAGAGTATCTCCGTCTCTGTAAATCCTGAACTTTTCACAAGTTCCGACAGAGAGCTTTCTTTTTCGGAGTTCTTGGGCGTATCCTGTGAGTTGGACATTTGACATTTTCCTTCTTGACTGTGAATTAAGATTTATACCCTCTGCGGGTGTGTAAGTTCTACATGAAAAGCAGTAGTATGAACCATCAGTATACAATGAATTAGCATCTGATGACCCACACTTATCGCAAGGTTCATGCCTTACAAATTCTGCCTCGTTCATATCAACCATTCGAGTGGAATATCGTGGAAGTGAGTCCATGGTATTTCATGACGTTCACACCACTGAGCATAGGTTGTTTTACTACGCTTACTTATTTTATTATAAGGTGATTGAAACACCATCCGCAAATCTATATCGGGATTGTCCTTCTTAACTGCAAGGATTTTTCTTCGATCTTCTGGAGACCAATATCCTTTTGCTTCAATATATGTGTAGTTAGGGAGTACAAAGTCGGGAGTATAATGATGCTGGATGGTATAAGGTATCTTAGTGGATTCATATTCATATGATACACCAAGCCCTTCAAGTAAATCAGCGATCCTCTCTTCAAGCTTGGATCTGAATTTTATTTTCTTGGACTCTTTCAGCTTATTAAAGGCATCCTGAGCCCAAGCAATATGATCTTCTTTAGAAGTCTTCTTCGACATCGGTGGTTTCCTGAGCAGCAGTCTTGAATCCACTTGTTTTACCAAATAGATCAGCTACTTCTGTTTCGTTGAGATCACCTGAATCAGTACCAGCTGCTTCCTTGTTTAGCTCAACAACTTGAACACCAACCAACTTGAGAGAACTGCCATAGGTAACCCCATCCCGTAGAATATAAGGCTTTTGATAGAAACCCAGTTTAACAGTAGATCCGCCATATAAGGGAGTTTTAGTATCTGTAACAGGTGTGCCTTCAGTATCAACAACTGGAGGTCTTTTATCTTCACCCCAAGAGAACTTAAGTTTATACTTACCCTCTGCAACTTCCTCCCAAGGAGTAGGTTTTAAGGTAGATCTTTTAGGGTTCTTCAGTTTAGATTCAGCCCACTTAAGAACATCAGCTCTTTCAGTTTCAAGCTCATCCACTACAGTAGAATCAACAACAGCTGATAATGAATAACCAAATTTACCTGGTTCTAGTATAGCTTGGAAGCCTTCTAGTTTAACACTATCAGTTATATGTACATTCTTATTAGACATCGCAGTTTACTCCATTGTCTAGTTGGTCAAGATCCTTGCCAGCTTTAGCAGGAGCAGGTGTTAATGCCTTTACTTCAGCATTTAGCTTGTCATAAAACTCTTGTAAGTTCTCAAGTTGTACTTTAACTTGTAACAGTTGCCTTTCCTTAGCTTTAAGTTCGGCAGCTTTCAGTCTCTCTTCTGACACCACAACAATAGTTGGAGGTGCGAAGAATGAATCAAATAATGAATACATTTAACAAAAGAAATAAGTTGAGTCAATCACGGTTTCTGGTTCCAGATCACCAATGATCGGTGGTTGTGTTTCAGCACCTATTTGTTGTGCAAACTCATTTAAGTAGTCATGTTCAGCAAATAAGTGCATATAAGTTTTTCTTATGATAGCAGATAATTCATCCATATCGGTACATCTGCTTAACACACTGTCATGAATTAAAGCAATTGGTTTATTAAAGCATTCAATACTAAGGTGCAGTAATGATGCATCTAGGCTATGAATTAGATTGGGTGCAGTAGCAGCCTTATGCCTGTTTAAATCTACTTCATTCTTATCTTCAGTAGCTACACTTAGAACACATCTACCTAACAACTGTAGGTCAAACTTCTTTACATTCTTCTTCATTATATACTGTTTAACAGCAAATCCTGAAGGTGTAATCCAGTGTAACTCTGTTGCTCCTCGTTTGATAGCTTTAGCAACCTCATCTTCAATCCATTTCATAACAGCCATCGGGCCGGGCACTACTTTATGCATAGCTTCCCTAACTGCTTTGACTGTTAGTGTTAAATCATCTTTATCTATTTCCACACCTTTCTCGTTTAAGGCATCACGTATATATGAGCGATTAGAGAAAGGTTTAGCATTGTATGGGATAGTCATAACAGTGCGTTTGACACACTTCCTATCCCACACAGCATGTAGCGAAATTGGTATGTCAGGTTTAGCTCTTTCAGCCACAACCTTATAAGCGTCTTGTGGGCGTTCAGAAGGCAACACATTGACGAGTTGTGCTGTCTTACGGTCTCTCGCTAATCCAGCGAGGATCTGAAGCCCACTACATGTAGCGTCCGTAGCAACACATAGTCTGGTATGTTCTCTTAAGCGTTTAGTTACTACCGCATAGTACTCCTCACACGCTGCTAAAAATTGCCACGGTTCGTCCGCTGCTTCCCAGTCACTGATATTCCCTATAGGATCTTCAGCTACTCTGGTGATCAACGGTATGTTCTCCATCACCCAGTCCAATCGTTCAGACATTGTTGATTTGTCTAAACCGTATGTCGTTGCGACTTGGAAGGCGAGCCATTCTTTTCCTGCATCGGTGATGTAACTTTCATCAGCGAAGATAATAAGTGCCTTTCCAAAATCTGTATCTTGTGGAGTAAGAAATGCAGGAATCGGGTAAGCCCGTCCACGATAATCAAAAGACCAAGGATTATAAAACCTTTCACGATTCTTAAAACGTTGGACTGCTTCCATTGTCATGCGTGTGCGGCAGGATCTCTTGAACTCTGCAGCTCTCTTATTCATTACTTCTGCAGCGGCTCTACGATACGCTTTCCTAGAGTCCTTGTTCTCTGCTATATCAGCAGGTTTGGGTGGCAGATCATAATGTATAATCGGGAGAAACTTACCAACACTTATGCCAGCCTGTTGCAATTGTTCTGCAACTCTGACCGTGAACGGATTCAAAGAATATCCAACCTTCTGTATCTTATTGATAAAGGCTAAAGGTCTTTCTCCCTGTATAAGGGTGTGATCGCCCCTACGAACTAAATCATGTCCATGCATTACCTCATTTAATAAGTATCCGCCTGGACTTTCATTACTCCAATCCCTTGGTGTGACTAGCATTGGCCAGCATAAAGGTGAGAACAACTCAGCATTAGCCATAATCTCGTCCTTGATATCCATAAACTCAGGAGTGGGTGTTATATAAACCGTAGTCTTACGTCCTACTCTCATCATTTGTTTATGAAACCAACCACTTGATTCCATGATACAATCTAATAACCATGCACCTAATTTAATACGACGTTCTGTACCCCAAGGTGTCCATTGTTTTACATTATATCTATTCATTAGTGTTTTAATAACAACTAATTTTTGCTGTGTACCACATGCTCTATGCCAATAATTCTCTTTAAGTTTAGCTAGAAGTCCAGGTGCATTAGACTCATAATGTCTCATGTGCACTTCATCTTCTATTGCTCTACCTATAGAATCACATACATTAGTAGCTTGATTAGCCCCTTCCTTGTAACTAAATACTTTATCAAAGGTTAACTTACATGCAATAGCTGCTGCTGATTGAGTATCTATATTCGCCAGTTGACTGTGAATATCTTTAAATGCAACACCATTTTTACCTTCATGTATTCTTTTATTAGTCTTTTCTATACGTTTAATAAGTAAAGGTAATAAAGTATCTATACTGCTAACACCATACACAGTAGCACTAGCATAAGATTGATCTTCAAGTTTAAGAGTCTGGTCTTGTAAACGTTTAAGTCCACAACTGATAGCTTCTCTTTCAAGTTTTACTTGTTCATCAAGTAGTTCGGGTACTGGCATAGTCATCAAGCTCATCATTAACTTGTTCAACTAGTAACGATCTTATTTCCTTATTATAAGGGTGATCTATTGGAATACTAAGTCTTGCTTTAAGCTCATAATCTTCTATATCTTTAAGCGAACGCATCATAATCTTCCTCCTTGTATTCAGTAACTTCAGGGTAAATATAATGTATCTGATCAGAATTACATACTAAGAATTCACTAACACCTTCGTCCATGATTTGCCTAGCCTTATTCCTAGCATGATAAGCTGATTGATATACATATTCAGTAACTTTCCCGGTATCAATACGTTGTTCACGTATAATACAATTAATAGAAGAAGGTATTTCATATCCAAATATCTTCCAGTCCATGAATTCATCAAAGGGTATTTGGAAGAAGAAACTATCAGGACAATCCTTTATAGCTTCATAGTTATTAGGGAAATACTTCTTCTTCTTTCTTTTCTTTTTATCAGACATTAGGTAATAACTCCACATCAACAAGGTAATCATCCATAAGACAAGCTTCCTCATAGGCTTCATACGCTAATTCGTACTCGTCCTTGGCATCAGAAGTCATGACAAAATCACGACCAGATTGTAGCTTAACATGAAACTTAGGCATTTGACTGTGAATTTAATTTTAATTTAAGATGTTTTAACCTCTTCCTTGCTTGTCGCAGGGCTTGAGGCTTTTTGCGTCCTCGCTCTTTTCGCTGGACGTCCCCGTTTTTGAACGGTAGTATCCTTTGACTGTTCATTTAATCCTCTAACTTTAGCTAATAATAATTTGTAATCATCAGCCCAATTATGTTCAGGATAATGATGTAAGAAAGCTAATACAGCATTCTCAATCAGATCATTGTCATTCATTCTCTTTATTCTCCGTACTATCTTTATCAACTATAGTAACAAAGTATCGTTTAAGAACTTCGACTTGATCGTGATAACGTGCCATCTTATCTATCTCATTACCGATAGCTTCAATGATATCAGAATGTTCACCAATCCCAGCAGGATTATTAAGGTAAACTTCTATGTTAGCTTTATGCTTGGCTATTTCTCCTTGTGCATGAGCAAATAACCCTCTAATTAATTCAGTCTTCATCTGGTGCTACACCTCCATGATGTTCAATGTTAGTATCTCTTTGTTCAATAAGATGATACTCTAATCCTATTACAGGTAAAGCATCTTTAATTCTTCTTTGAACAAAATCAATAATATCCCTTGGATCTGATTTAGTGGTGACAGTAAGAGTCACCTTATATGTTTTAGAACAACTCATAGTTAATTAATACTATTGTAAATGTAACCATCTTTAGAGAAAACAGTGATGAAATAATCTAAATCCTCTCCAAGATATACCATAGCACTTTGAAATGGAGCTGCTGATGGAGCATTACCAAATCTTAATCTTTTGTTATATGCAAGCCATGGTTTATTAGCTACATGCCTCCACCATTTAGTAGATACATCTAACTTAATAAGTAACAGCATCTCATTACCATACTTCTCCTGTTGTCTAACAGCATGTGGTATCCATAATTTGGATTGAGAGTAAGGGTGATTCATAAATACTGTAGGCTCATCCCAGTCCTTGTTTAAGCCATCATCTTCCCTAGTATATAACTTATTAGCCATAACATTCGGGCTTGACTGTGAATTAGAACATGGATCTAGTGCTAAGTTATAGTTAAAGAACCGCAACACATCATCAACTACATGCTGCGGTGTATTCCAACAATCAGTTTTGGTACCCGTTGTTGATGTGAGTATTTGTAAATCTGTAGGCATTGGTGGTTTCTAATTTACCAGACTTAATGTAATCAATGAATTGATCAGCATCCAGGACTAATACATGAGAGAACATAGATCGTATCTTCTTAAATGCTGGGTCAACCTTCACAAAATCTGTAAGTTGCTTACCAGTATAAACTAAGATAGGAATGTATCCCCTTTCAGCAGAAATGAAACTTAATTCAGCCACTGCTTGTGATAGTTTATTCTTTGCTGAACCTCCTACATGTTGACACTTAAGTTCAACACAATAAGAGCCATTGATAATTAGGTCAGGTCTATAATATCTATTAGGTAAGTAATATACTTTCTTATTAGGGATATAAGAATAACCCTCATCATCAAGTAACTGCTTAACCTTAGATTCAAAATCCTTTCCATTCTTGAAGGCAATACTGCCTCCTTGCAATTCAGTCATAGGATTAAACGATAAAGTGTAATGAGAGATTGTGAGTCCCTCAGAAAACCTCATGAAGAGGCTTTGAGAGAGAGTCTATTGTAAGCTTTCTTAGCTAATAACTCTAAGTAAAGGAATGGTAACAATCCTAATTCAAAGAGTGTTAGTTCAGTTAGCTTTCTTCTTTGTTCAGTAATAATTACTGGTAACGGTTTATCAGATAACTTATTAGATACCTGATATGATTCAGAAGTCATAGTCTTCTTAGTTGTTGATTTCCTACGCCTCGCAGCACGAGGTTTCTTTGTAGTTGTAGTCATAGTTGTGAATACCTTTTATCATTCATACTACGTGGTGGATTCATCATTGGATTGATACTACCAAACATAGTGTATTCTATTAAGTCAAGTTTAGCTTGCTCAATAGCTTGCTTTCGTTTCTCTGTATCATGCAGGTACTTCTTGATCAGTGACATTTTCTAAAGCCTCCTTGTTTAATTCAAGACGTAATCTATTGACTACATCCTTGGTTATACCGTTAATCATTAAACGATCAGTTGATCTACCGTGATTAGTAATCATTAGTACATCATGATCTTCACAATAATGAATACAGGGATCATTTAAGTAATACTCATGGCATGTATCAAACTGCATTTGAATACCTCGCACATAGTTGAGTGAACGCATCAGGGTATTGTAGTACATCTTCAGGTAATGAGTTATAAACCTCATCATTTGTAAAGATGTGCTTTAGTAGTAGACCTAACTGGGCATTCTCAGCCTTGGTTATGCCTACTACACCATAACGTTTAGACATAGATAATAATTGTAGGTGGATAAATGGGAATGAATCCCAACGGTCCATGCGAGGATCGAACTCGCATTACTAGCGTGACAAGCTAGCGTACTAACCATTATACTAATGAACCAAGCCTAGTTTATTAGGCGTATGAGCTAGCATACTCAAAGTTATGCTCATAAACTGCATCCATGGCAATCATCTCTATGAAACACCATGCTATGTTGTTCTTATAAATGTCAAGGCATGCGTCTGCATTCTTAAACGTTTCAACTAAGAACTCATCACCATAGCAATCTGTGATGTAGTCAAGGATTTCACCTTCATACTTTTCATAGAACTTGATGGTGTCACCATAATATATGTGTTGGCTGCACACACCAGATTGACAGCCATGATCAGCAATTTCTTTGAAGTCTTCGAGCGTGTAAGTCTCTTTAATTTCATCAATTGCATTCATGTTACGTCCTTGATAAGTGAAAGAAAGGATCAAAGTTACTCCTCACTGGTGACGAACTATAAAGCAGTAATCACTCGTTTTATTAAACCTCTATCATGTTTGAATTAATAATAATTAATCAGTGACAATCAAGTAGTAAACTCTGGCATTAGTTTATAGAAGATTTCTCAGGGTTTTGGATGATTGATCCGATGTTTTAAGTATAGTCTCTCTTGGATAGCTTGGATACCCTTTGTTAGGAAACCCAGACGACTCATTTGAGACTTAACTGAGAATGAAGTTCAGAACTGTTGTCTTCCCTTCATGTCTTTACAATACCAAATATTAATCCATAATCCATCAGTATTAATACTCATTGTGTGTTAGTCTCATCAGTCTCATCCGACTCATTAGTATCATACAGTACACTACTGTACTATCTATTATTATTATCTATATCTTCTGACTGTGAATAATACTTATTAACATTCAATCGCATACAGATAGGTACACATTCAGTTTGAAAATGATTATAATTAGTATTACTGAAAAAATAATTTATATTTCTGATAATAATCCAGGAAAATCTTGTTATATATTATAATAATCAGGAGGGTCATGGGGGGAACGGTGTCCAGGCTATGACGCTATACGACTTCAGAGATTTTTGTCATTTTTTTACGGACTTTATCGTATTTCTTCAGTATTTTATCTGCTTTATGTTTAGATACGCAGTCTTGCGCTTTAATCTGCAGTTTTACTAGTTTTTTGGCTTGCTTGTTCAATAATAACGTATTCTAAGTTGTCAGATAGGCGGTTATAGGTTTTTACAACTGATATTTGGCCTATTACTACTGCTAATGTTGCTATTGACCAAAATATGTAGTAGTAACGCTGTTTATGTTGTTTAGGGGCGTGTTTTTTAGACATGGGAGGTTTATGGTGGTGTTTAGAGGGATATCAAATGATGATATCAGGTTAAAAGAGAGGAGGTTCGTGAGAATCCTCCTCAGAGGGGTCGGGTCCACCCTTCCCTTCCCCTGTATAAGGGTGGGATCGGTCTAAACCCAGGTGGGGACTGAGTTATCACCATTGTCATATCCACGTGCTTTATCACGTTGATCTTTATTCATACCAAACACCAAATGATTAGCAGAACTTTGAGGACTATCAATGAAATCAGCAAGAAGACTGTTCCATTCTTCACGTTTACGCATGTTTATCGCTTCAGTAGCAGAGATAGACATAGCATCAGTAAAGTATTTAACGCCTTGTGCAAGGGCGTCAAGACGGTCATCATGTTTAACCGCACCTTTTTCTCTACACATTCTACTCATCTGATAGAAGAGCATATACATGAGTCTGAGTTCGGGTGCTTCATCTTTATTAGAGTTATAATCCCACTCTATAACCGACTTATTAACCACCAATCTATGCTGATTAAGGACAGGTTCAAGAGCATCAATAATACGGTCTTCTTTCCTAACATTAGCACGTACCTCTTCTACATCTATTGCTTGTTTTGTTTGTTGTAGGTGTTTCTTAAAGAGTTCAGCGACCATACCGTCACCAAAGTTTGTTTCAATTACAAGTTTAGTAACTCCAAATTTTCTACATCCTCGTAAAATATCCAGCAAGGTGTTGTCGCTGTATCCATCTCTGTAAGCTCGCATTTCATGCAAGTATAGGAACCCGTTCTTTTGGGATATAAACGCTGCTGCTGTCTCATCTGTTCCTCTTCCAGATGGGTCAACACTGCAAATTGTTTCGGTGTAGGGGGTCCACTCTCCAGATAACTGCATTGGAGAGTAAAAGTAGTCCCCTGGGAGTCCGACGGTTGGTAAGTCTCTAATGAGGTTTGAGGGATCTGAGCACCATACGCAGTTGTCTGGAGCCTCGCTAGGGTTAACGCTAGTGACAACCAAATCAGCCATCTTAAGGGGAAACTTTTCCGCATCACTTAAACTCGTGTCAAGTTGAAATTGAAGCATGTAGTTAGAACGACCCATGGATGCTTCACGTTCCAATAGGTCGTCATTATCAAATCTATCTGGATCAGTTACTGACCACTCATCTACTCCTTGATCAATGTCTTCGACGATTTGAGGAGCGAGGAGTCCTTCGTATTGACTAAGTTTGTCTTTTCTAGGGTATCTACTCGGCCAGACAAACGGACGGTACGA